ATAACTCATTTGTTCTCCTCTCTTTTTACTGTCCTAATGGTTAGGACAGTTGATTTATAAGTTTGTAAATTCTGCAAACTCTCCGCCCGATTATAATTTCCCCCATATTTTTTAAAATGATTTAAAAAATCTTTTGTTCCTTTGAACACTCCCGCATCTATCAACCTGTTCATGTTCTCTGCTCCTGTTCTAAGCCCCGACATAATTTCTCAATGGTACTAACCGCACCAATAAATTACCGTGCTTGATATAATTTCCATTGTGTACAGGTTTAACCGTGATATCCCGCTTGTTTACGGTGCAATGTTCATGACCGTTAAGCCCGTAACATTTACCCCGCTTAACTGGATTATCTCTGTACACTCTGCATTTATACAATCTAGACATATAAAAACTCTTTTCTTTTTTTGCCTATACTACTATTATATATACTCCTATATAGTTTATCAGCAAAAAATGAATAAAATTATTCCCGAAATTTAAGTGTCCTAATGGGTAGGACACTAAAAAAAAAGACATAAAAATAATATTATTTAGTTATCTATAGACTTGTATATTTCTATATATCTGTTATGATTCTAAGTAATGAATATAAATTTATTCATAAATAATAATCATTATAAGGAGATAATAATGACTACAGAACAAAAAATGAAGGATGAAGAAATGCGGTTATTGGCTATCAAACAAGCCAACGAAAACGGCAATAAAACGGGGATATATAAAACCGTTGGGGCTATAGATAAATTCATATCTAGGTCAAGCCAATTAACAGCGTTGGCGGGGGGCTTAAACTCCGTAATAAATACGGCTTTTATCAACTCTGATTATAAGGAATTAAATAAGGAAATTATCAGTATATTTAAGCACCTTAAATCTAATGATGCTTTATTTATTGCAGAACATACATACGGGGCTAATACTTACGGGATTTTATCTGATAGGAACATAGATAAAAACGGTAGGCAATCCGTTTATTTTAGCGACAAAGATATACACGATATCTACGAACTAAATAAACATGATGAACAGGTTAAATTGTTTATTGCTAAGGCTATTACAAAAATATTAGCCGTTGCCGTTCAAGGCTTAGGGCTTAGCGAAAAATACTTTTTCAACAGTAAGCAGGTAAGACCCCGAAAAGCATTTAATGACTTGATAAAAAGTCTAGGAGTTGCGACAAATTACGTTAAAGGTATGCCATCAAGGAACGAAAAAATAACGGGGCTAAGTGCGAATCACTTAGAGAAATATACGGGGCTTATCAATGATATTAAATTAGTTGATATTGACCGTATAATTTCTATAGTTCCTAATCTTGAAATTATCATAGCGAATGAAAAAGCCAAAGCAAAAGCCAAAGAAAATAGCATCGCCTTAACTGGTGCAAGTGCTAAAGCAAAGAGTGAAAATATCGCTATTAGTTCTCTTGAAAATATGACCGAAAAAGACGCTAAAAAGTGGGTTAATAAGTTCTTGAAAAATCACACTCTAAAAGCGTGTAAAGTTCATAAGAGTAATAAGGGGTGGTTTACTAAAGATAGCCCCGCCCGTTGTGATAAAGCGGTTAAGGTTGGTGCTGGTAAAAATAGAGTAACTCAACAGTGTAACGAATTATATATTAGCATTGAATAAATCTAATAAATAATAATAAAACTAAGCCCCGTAAATGTAACAATTCGCGGGGCTTTTTTTTGTGTCCGAATTTTACAATATATTATATTTAATGCTACTCTATATAGAAATATATAAATCTTATAAGGAGATAAAAGACATGAAAATACTAGAAACAAATGACATAATCGGGACGCATACGGACGCTCAAATAAAAGCACTTAACGAGCAGATAGAAAAGCACCACGAAAAAGACTGGTCAAATGGTTCTGGTTGTGCAGATTGGGAAATAATGACCGAATTAAAAGAAATTCCAAACGGGGAATTTTTCGCACTCACTCCTAAATGTTCAACAGTTTACACTAAAGACGAATACATAAGAGAAGTAAAAAAGTACGCTTGTTTGAATAATAAAAATGGAGAATACAGAAACCTTAAAGGCGATTCAAAAGTATACATCGGCTTTACTTACTAAGCACCAAATAAATAAATAAAATTAGCCCCGTTTTTTCGGGGCTTTTTTTTTGCTCAAAATATCGGGGTCTAAGGATCTTTTATTTCAATACGAAAATAGCCGTTTTTTTTGGAGAAAATCAAAACCATTTTAAATTATATGAGGATTAGCAAGAATAAAAATAGTACATTGATATAAATATATTTCTATCGTTGCTGTATGTTGATGCTATGGGGCTTTATTTGTACTGTAAAATGTGTTAATTGATATTCTCTTTATGTGCGTGAGTCTTAAAAATTAGAATTTACCTAGAATTTTTTTCAAAATTTTTTTTTCCGATAGATGTTGTGTATATTGCAGTGTTGTACGAGGGTGGGGGAAGGGGATAATGTTAAGCGGCAGCAACAGTTTTATACAAGTATGCACCAGGGGGGTATGCTGTTGATATGTTGGTAGTAGTAGTGGTAGCTACAATCCTGACAGATTAAGAATCAAAAAGTGCCTATACCCCCTTTTTTGTAACTTTTGTTGTTTTGGAGTCCCTTAGATCTTTATTACTAACAAGTGTTAGTGCTTCTACTAACACCTTGTTAGTTGGTACAGTTACTATAGTTACTTAAGTTACTTAGTTACTATAGTTACTTAAGTTAATAGGTATCTACTCAGTATTTAAGATACTTCGTAGATACAGTTACTTAAGAAAGATTAAGCTTAAAGATACTTTAGATGTTGTTAGTGGGTTGTTAGTAACCCTATAAGACTTTATATCGAGCGAATGAGACGAATGAGGCGAATGTGATTGACTAGGATCGGTTTATGGATATAGAATAAGAGTGTTGAAGGTCTGATTTGTATCTGGCGTGTCTCCTTCTCTGGTTCGTCATTAGGAAAACAGAAGCTTTTTATAGGTACGAGTAACAAGCCTTGTCCTTCAACAGCCGAGTCTCCAGACTGAAGATTCGCCTCCTACGTTTGGAGGCTTTGGCGTTGTTCTAAAACTGGGAAGAAAGAGAAATATGTTTTTACCACAAGATAGAAAAGCAATACTTCAAGGTATCGGACTAGATACTTGGGTAGAGCAGGAAGAAATACTAGATCATCCAGCTAGAATTAAACTTGTAGCTGGTGGTGAGAGAGCTGGTAAGAGTTTTCTTGGTGCATTATCCATAATTAGCAAACTTGATGAGTTTGAAGATGGTGATATTGTGTGGTTAGTGGCTAGAGACTACGAAAGAACCAGAGCAGAATGGAATTATTTGACCGACATTTTGCACAGATTAGGGTTTTTGATAAAACAAACTAAAAGAATTGATCCAGGTTCTATGACAGTAGCCTGTGGAACTAGCGAAAAGCCTGGAACATTCCAAATAAAGACCAAATCTGCACAAGATCATAGAAGCCTAGCGATGGAAGCACCTAGAATGATAGTAGCCTGCGAAGCATCACAGATAGATCACGAATCTTTCCTAAGACTTAGAGGAAGAATAGCAGAAAAACGTGGGTTTTTGTTTCTTGAAGGGACGTTTGAAATGTCATTAGGATGGTATCCATCACAATGGGAGTCATGGCAGTTTTATAACGCAGAAGATGACGCAATATCCTTTTCATTACCCTCATGGACCAACAAAGTAGTGTACCCAGAAGGCAGAGAAGATCCTGAAATACTATCACTAGAACGATTACACTCAGATGACTGGTTCAATGAACGTGTCGCTGGTAAACCTGCACCTCCTTCTGGACTTGTACACAATATGTTTGACTCAACACACCATGTTTCCCAGGATGCAGAGTACATAATGGAAGAACCTGTACATTTGTGGATTGATCCAGGTTATTCTCAGGTAACAAAGTCAGCATACGCAGTCATGGCTGTACAGATAATCGGTGACCAAGTAAGAATCATAGACGAAATATACGAAAGAGAAAAGATTACAGAAGAAATCGTAGAGATTTGTACTATGAGACCATGGTGGAAAGACGTTCAACATGGGGTGATCGATATAGCTGCACACAATATTGGGGAATCAAGACCTGTAGACACATGGCTAGAATTTGGAGGACTGTATATGCAATCCGAAAGAGTTGGTATACTAGATGGTATTGAAAGATTTAATACATTTTTGAAAGAAAATCCTGCTACAAAGCAGCCAAACATGATTATTAATCCAAAATGTAAAGGTATAATTTCAGAATTAGGTGGTTGTTCAAATCCATTTGATGACCAAATTCATGTCTACACATGGAGGACTGACAGGGATGGAAACATTGTAGGAAGAGAACCAAGGGATAGTTTCAACCATGGAATTAAGGCGACAACCTATGGACTTGTGGTAAACTTTGGATATGCAAGAGCTACAGGATCACAAAAATTAATAACAGTAAACAGGTGGTAAATGGCTAAAGAAACACTAGAAGATATACTTCATAAGATTGAAACAATTTGGGAGTCACCTGGCTTTCGGACTAGACGAACTAGGTACGAAGAAGACTACGGTTTGTATCGTATGAACGCTTATGATGCAGGAACTGGCTACCAAAGTTACACATCAAACGCACCAAAAATACTAGCAGACAAAATAATGTCGTACCTTTCTAACGCACAAATGTCTGTCAAAGTTCCAATGACTACCAAGGTAGACGACAGAGATGCTGGTAACAAAAAGGAAAAATTTATTATAGGTGCATTAAATCTTGCAGACGAAAGAATGCAACGATTCGGACAACCATCAGTCAGAGAACAACTAGCATTCTACATCGTACTTCGAGGATGGTATGCAGGCAGAGCTATGTTGAACAAACATGAAGATGGTTCTACTTTTGTAGACATTACACCTTTTGATCCACTACACGTTTGTTATGAGATGGATGAAAAAGGAATTATTTGGTTAGCACATAAAACAAAACGATCACCATCAGCAATAAAATCGATGTATAACGTAGATGTTGAGCCTGCTATTGAAGGGGAATCGTCATCTGGTATTACAGTTTGGGATTACTATTCACGAGAAGAAAATGGGGTACTGGTTGTTGATGGCGATGATGAAATGCAAGTTGGTAAAAAATTAACAAAGCATAATGTAAAAGATTCAAATGGTGAACCATGTGCACCTGTATTCTTAGGAGCTGTAGGTCCAGCACCATGGGTACAAGATGAAATATCTGGAGACGATACTGCTAGAGATTATGGTGAGTCTATATTTTCAGCAAACAGAGAACTATATCAAGACTTGAACTTTGCTATGAGTGCATACAAAACTCTAGTAAAAAGAGCAGTCCGAAGACCATACAAAATTATTTCACCAGATGGAACGACTACACTAGATGCTGATCCATGGCAGGATGGAAGTGAAGTTCCACTACCTGCTGGCACTGATATTAGATTGATGGATGAAGTTACAATGCCACTAGATACTGCAGCATTTGTAGGTATGATTTCAGGAGAAATTCAACGTGGTGGTTTGAGTAATGTAAGTTATGGTGAACT